CTCCGCGACAAGATCAAGTTTTACGAGGGGGTTGCCGCAAAGGAACTCGAACTGCGGACCGTCCTCGACAAGTCCACCCCCGCTTCCCGCACCTCTGGCAAGGAGAGCCGTTCCGTGCAGATTTACCACAACCTCCCTGGCGCGAGCCGTCTGAAGAATTTCAAGGGCGCGAACGCTGAGGAGCGTGCCTATCGGGCCGGTCAGTATTACCGGGCCACGCTGCTCGGCGACAAGAACGCCGCTCGCTGGTGTGCCGATCACGGCGTTGAGTCTCGTGCTCAGATCGAAGGCGTAAATTCTAAGGGCGGACTGTTCGTCCAGGAAGAGATTCTCAATGAAATCATCGTCCTAGTCGAAGAATTCGGTGCCTATCCTGCCAATGCTCGCAACATCCAGATGAAGAGCGACACCCTCATCATCCCTCGACGGGTTGGAGGTCTCGCGGCGTATTTCGTGGGCGAAAACACGAACGTCGGAGAGAGCGACGCTGCCTGGGATCGGGTGCAGTTGGTCTGCAAGAAGGCTGCCTGTGCCAATAGGATTTCTTCGGAGTTGCTCGAAGACTCCGTCATCGGACTTGCAGACTATCTGACCGGAGAGGTGGCCAGGGCTATTGCGGAATTGGTGGACACCGTCGGCTTTGTCGGGACGGGCATCAGTGACCACGGAGGAATGGTGGGAGTAACCACTAAAGTTCTCGATGGCAACCACAACGCCAGTGTCGTGACGGCGGCCACGGGTAACACCGCGGCCCTGACGCTCGATGTCGATGACCTGATTGCCACGGCTGGGCGACTTCCATTATTTGCTCGTGCTCAGGCAAAGTGGTTCTGTTCGCCGGCTGTGTTCGCGTCGAGCGTTCAGCGACTCGGCCTGGTTAATAACGTGGGGCTCTCGGGCGGCAACACCGCTGCGAACCTCTCGGCTCCGACTGAACTGCGGCTGCTCGGCTCGCCGGTAGTCTTCGTCCACACGATGTCGAACGTGGTGGGAGCCGACCCCGGTGTGGTGAAGTTGCTCTACGGCGACCTCTCGATGTCCTCGATCTACGCGACCCGCCGGGGCGTGACGATCAAGACTAGCGAGGATCGCTACCTGGAGCAGGACGCCACTCTCATGGTCGCGACCACTCGCTTCGATTGCGTCACGCATGACTGCGGCGACAACGTCAAGGCTGGCCCGATCGTGGCCCTCCGGACTGCCGCTGCCTGAGTTGTCTAGACACGCTAACCCATCCCCTGACCCCCTGACTGGAGAATCTCAAAAGTGAATCATCTCGAAGGCACCAAGACGGTTGTCAAGATCGCGAGCGTTACGACCGACGGTGGCTCGTTCACTCACGAGATCGACACTCGGTACGCTGACTACGTCTCTGTGGACGTCTGCTACTCGACCTTTACCGCGACGTCGACTGCTTACGCCAGCCCGCTCAAGGTGCAGGAGAGCGACGTCAGCGGCAGCGGCCAGGTCGACGTTCCCGGCCTGACGGTGACGGCCGTCGCGGGCGTGACGACTGGCAACCACGTTGCCCGGTTCAACGTCGATATGCGGGGGCGGAAGCGTTACCTGACGGTCGTGGGCAATCCGGCCAAGCCGGCCACGGTCGCTTCGGTGGCTCGCCTCAGCAAGATCGAGGACGAGCCCTACAACGCTGCGACTGCGAACGTAAGCAATTACGTCAGCGGCTGAGATCAATCTTAGGCGGAGCCAAGGACGGCTTCGACCACGGAGGGTTTTAGTCGGGCATGGATGCCCAAGCCGTCTCTCTCCCCACACAGAGGCTTGGGAATGCGAGTTGTTGTTGGTAACGTCGAGCATGACGTAAAAGTCGTCGGAGTTCTTTCGGCTCCTCGCCTGGGCTTCATGGACAATTTCTATTGTTCAGTCCAGGCATTCTCTCAGTTTGGCATCCCAATAACAAAGGGAACCGGCGCCTTCTGGGATCAGACGATGTATCGGCTTCTCTCTGAGAACTGCAAAGAGGAGACCGGGAACGACTTCATCATCACGATGGATTACGATTCCGTATACGAGCCCGACTGTGTGTCGAGGCTAGTATCGGCCGCTCTTATCTCCGGCTACGATGCTGTCGCGCCGCTCCAGACGAAGCGAGACGATCAGCGGCTTCTGTTCATGCCGAAGGGCGTCGTCGGCGAGCGAGGCACGATCTCGCTTCCCAGGGAGTGGTGGGAGAAGCCCGTCCAGCCCGTGGACAGCGCTCACTTCGGCCTGACAGTGATTCGCTGCTCGGCTCTCCGTCGACTGCCGAAGCCCTGGTTTCTCGGCATCCCAAACGAGGACGGCGGCTGGGAAGACGTCGACGACACCAAGCAGGCGAGATTGGACCCAGATATGCAATTCTGGCGCCAATGGCGAGAGTGCGGCAACACTCTGGCGATCTGCCCGCAGGTTGCGATCGGCCACGCCGAACTCGTTATCACTTGGCCCGATCAGCGGCTCAAGGCTGTTCATCAATATCCGAACCACTACTGGCAGGCGGGAGGGAGGAGACCACCGGAGGCTTGGGGCTCCCCCGAACACGCCACCAAATCTGAGGGGAATGCGTAATGAAAGTGCGACTACTGAAAGACTGGAACTTCCACAAAGCCGGCGACGTCGTCGACGTCTTCGAGCCGACTGGAAAGAACTGGATCGCCACGGGAATCGCCGACTCCGTCGTGGAGCAGCGTGATATTCAGGTCGAGAACACAGACGGGCCGTCGCCGGGGCAAGTCGAGCGGGCCGTCCGCAGGCCAGCCGCGAGGCGACGGTGAGACACTACGAGTTCATCCGTCGATCGACGCTCAAGTATCGCTCGATCAAGCGAATCACAGAGCCGCTGATCGAGCCCGTTTCGCTCGCGGAGGCCAAGTCTCACCTGCGGGTGGATCAAGACTTCGCCGAAGATGATCTCTATATCCAGTCGCTTGTCTCGGCCGCGAGGCACTACGTTGAGTCCGTGTCAGACCGGACTCTGATCCGGAGCCAGTGGCAGATCAAACTTGATCAGTTTCCGTCGTGGGACATCGAGTTGCCCAGGCCGCCGATCGCCGCCGACAGCGTCGTCGTGACGTTCGTGCCGGGGCAGAACCCTAGTCTCACGCAGTCATACACGGCCTTTCGGACTGATCGTGACTCGACTCCGGCCGTGATCCGGCCCGAATGGAACGGCGCTTGGCCGACCTGTCGCGGGGCCGAGAACGACGTCACGATCTCCTACTGGGCCGGCTACGGCGACTCGGTCGCCAGTGTGCCGCCTCCCTCGCGGCACTGCATTCTTCTCATGGTGGGCCACTGGTTCGCTCATCGCGAGGCGGTCGTCCAGGGCGGCATGAATCCCGTTCCGATGGCAGTCGATGCGTTGCTTGGCTC